AAGCGGATTGCCGGGGCGCACCAGTCGGAGCAAAACCAGCGGCGGCTGCTGTGGCGGCAGGCAATCGCTAAACCTATCGCACCGGCAAAATCATAGGGCGCGGCGCGGGTGTTATCCCACAGGCTTTGCAAACGTTCGGCCATAGCCTGGCTGGCTGGCAGCGGGATAACATCCCATTTGTCCGGCGGCAGCGGCATCACTTTGCGGCGTACGCCCTTATCGCGGATACTGGCACTACGGCATTCGTACAGCGGCGCGCCATCGGGGGTATCTTCAGGTAGCCTCATTGCGATTTCGCAGTGGCTGTACTGGCCGCGCGTGATTTTTCGGGTGAGCCAATCGGTGGCACGGGCGAGCCATACACGCCAACCTGTGCCGTCGCGGCGGCCGCGATAGAGGGCTAGATAAATGGGTTGCGTGCTCATTTGGCGGCCTCCTCCAGCTCGGCGGCGGGCTGTTCATCAAAGTTTGCCGTCCAACCATCGCTGTAGTCGTATTTCAGCGGGTGTTCGGATTTTTCCATTGCCGCTTTGTGGCGTTCGGCATTAGCAAAGTCGGCCTGTTCGTCAATCAGCATCTGCTCCATCAATTCTGCCAGTAGGGCTTTGGTCATATTCACAAAGCTGTTGTCCATGGTTTTCCAGGGCAGTTTTTCAGGTAGCCGTGGCATCACGGCCAGCGCTAAATATTGAGTGCGGCTAGCGTCGTCCGTTTGAAACCACTTACCCACGGATTTGATGTAAACCCCGTGCCGCAGGTTGTCGTAGCGCTTGGCCTTGATGCGCTCCCATACTTCGACCTGCTGCTCGGCTTTGAGCCGGGCGGCGCACTCTGGGTCGATGTGCCATTGCTCCCCGTCCCAAGTGCTGGACGGGCAGGGCGGCTGTTCGGCCAGTACCGGCTGGCCGGCTTTGTTTGGCATGATGACTTGCCCGTTTGACTGACCGGCCAACAGCGCGGCGTGCTGCTCGGGGCTAATCTCTACCGCATCTTCAGGTAGCCTGCTGTGGATTTGGTCGTCGTAAAACGCCTGATTGGATTTTGAGTAATAGATGGTCATGTGTTATCTCCCGTTAAAACCCGATGGCCAGTACATAGCTCTTGGCAGGCTGGCGCGTGCCGACTGCCGACCAAAAATCCTCCACCAGCCTAAATTGCGATACCGATATGGGCATTACGCGGGTCAGCGCACCATAGCCGAGAGCAGGATTGGACAGGCAGGTATTGATGCTCATCGACAGGCAGCCTTGCGTAAAGGCCACCGGGAAGCTGTAAACCGCACCCGGGTTGTTGCCGATGCTCGTGATGGTGTGCTCAATACACAGCCACTGCAGCAGCAGGCCGTTTGGCAGCCGCACCCAGCCGTTGGCGGATTTGTCCGCAGTAAACAGATTACCCACAGCCTGCGTAAAATCAGTAATCTCGCTGCTGCGGTGGGTGTGGCTTTTGGGCGCGACCTCGTCGCGGTCGGCCTTGCGCTGCAAATCTGCTGCCAGCGTGGAGGCATCCAGCACTCCGGCATTAGTTACTTTGCCAAACGCCTTAATCCACATCACTACATCATCTATGCTGTCTTTGGCCTTGATGCACAGCACCATCGCAATGGCTTTGGGGCGTACCTCGTCTGCGGTCGGCACGCAGCGAGAAGCATCAAATATCACCCGTTTTTGGCGGTGGGCATGATCGTCGTTGGAGCTCCTAAATGTCGTATTTAGGCCATCGTCCGAGTCTGTGCCAAACGCCCCATCAGCCTTGGTGTACAGAGTGTACCGATAGCTGCCGTATAGTGCCTCCAAGCTGCCCTTGATGTTGCGGATGGCGTCGCCCTGTTGCGTGCCGACCGTGAGGCTACCTGAAGCATTGCGGATAAAGCGCTCTTCGGCTTTTGGCACGGCGGCAATGCTGCCGTACTGCGCCACCAGCTTGCGGTACAGATCTGGATAGGCGGACTGCGTTACCTTGGTGGCAATCTCGTCGTACTTAATCCAGCCATCCGGGATGTCCGCAACCGGGAAATAGGCGGTCATGCCGATGTCGGAGCGCGTGAGGTTGGGCAACTTGTTGCTGCCTAATACGCGGTGCAGGTCGGGATAGGTGGCCTGGGCAAAGGTGCTGCCGTCGGCTTTCAGGTAGCCTTCCGGGCTGGTAACCGCGCGCGGAAAGCCGATTACTGCGCCAACGGGCAAGCCTTTGCCTGCTGATTCTTCGGCTTTGTCGTAGGCGGCCTTGACAGCTTTTAATGAGGCGGCGGTGTCTTCGGCGTTGCTATTCGTAACAGAGGAAATTTTAAGCAGGCCGGCGACGCTGTCGGTGGGCACGGCATCGATTTTGTCTTTCAGGTAGCCTGTGCGCCCGACAAGGTGCGAGAGGCAGATATTGATGGGGGCATCGGTGCCGCCGATCACGCGGTCGCCGACTTCGATTTGGCGGACGTTTTCCACCCATTCTTTGGTGTTTTTGATATTAGCCACTTGTGATTGCTCCAAATGTGTAGTTGCCGTTAAAGGTGATTTCGCCGTCCCAGTACAGCGGGTTGCTGCGGAAGTCGAGATAGAGCAGCTGACAGCGGGCGGGGGCGATTTCCGCGAGCAGTGCTTTGATGACTTCGGCCTGCTCGATACTGACTACCCGCTTGAGGACGATGGCGTATTTGGCCCAGTCGCCCGGCGCGCCGCCGAACAGGTGCGTGCCGTCGAAGCTAAAGCTGCCGTCCCATGTTTTTTCAGTTACCCGTTCCAAGATGTCCACTTCACCGAGCTGCAAATCCCTAAACAGGCGGCGGATGACGGCCGGGGTGCCCTTGAGCTGGTGCTTTTCGATATAGCCCGCTATCAGGTTGCGTTGTGCCTGTTCGGTCTCGGCAAAACGCCAGCCTTCGGCATCGCTGATGCTGTTTTCCCAAGCCAGCCACGGCAGCCAAACGGCGGCGCACACGGCCGGGTCTTTGGACTGGGTAATCACGCGCCAATCGATGGCAGCGGTTTCGGCTTCGGTTAGCCTAGCGAGCGCGTGCATCAATGGGCTGTTGTTGCTGGGGAGGATGGTTTGGCTCATGCGCCGACCTCGCGGGCGGTTATGGTGGCGACGCGGATAAATTCGCCGGCGGTGCAAACGATGTCGGCGGTTGGCTGGATCAGGCGCACTTTTTTTGCGCCCACCACATCGAGCGCGCCGATGATTTTGGACAGCGCCAGCTCACCGGCCAGGCCGCTGTTTTCATCCAGCACCTTATCCAAATCACGGCGCTGCTGGGCGGCGACCAGGGCTTTATCGGGGCCGCTCTCAAATACGGTTTCATACTCGATGTTGATAATCTTCGGCGTGGCGGCTTCGACCTCGACCACATCATTTAGCGGGCGGCGCTCTTCGGCAGAGAGGTAGGCGGCCACAGTGTCGAGCAACGAGCGCTCCGGCACGCCTTGGTTGTTGTAGCTCTTGATGTACACGCGCACGGTGCCGGCCACCGGACGGGTTGGGTTGGCATCGGCCACGCCGTCCACATCCAGCGTGTGAGCGATGTAGGCGGCACGCGGCCCGGCTGCCGCGAATTTTTCCGGGTGGAGCTGGATCCGTTTGCGGAAATCGCTGTCGGATTCTTTGATTTCCGGCACGGGCGGAATTTGCGCGGGGTCGGCGGCTTGGATGATTTTGCGGGTGAGCCCGCGCCCGGCGCCGATATGGTCGAGGTCGGCACCGGCGGCCAAGGCCAAAAAGCCGGCGCGGGTGGCCTCGTTGATGCGCTGGCGTACCATCATTTCGGAATAGGCCTGCTGCTGCAGGTCGATGGTGAGCGGCTCGCTCTCCAGTTCCAGCGTGGCGGCGATGACGGTGCGGATGCTTTCCGGGCAGAGCGCAATGAGCTGCTGCTTTTTGCGTGCAAAAATCTGCTCAAAGCTAAACACCTCGACCGCATCGGGGGCGGGCAGTTGGGTAAGGTCGATTTCCATGTGGTTACAATCCGACAATAAAGTTTTCGATTTGGCCGCCGAGCCGCCCGGTGATGCTGATTTCCACGCGCAGGCCGCTATCGGCCGGGACGGCGCGGGGTTCGGCGGCAGGCACCACCC